AGGTGTTTCAAACCGCACGATTTTACTAGGCATTAGCGCGCAAACTTTGTTTGCTAAGTGTATAAAATGTGCAAACAAGTCCGCTAACCACAAAAGCGGGCGATTGTATCACTAGTTATTGCTGTATGCAGCTGATCACGCGAGTCGAGGCCGCCAAGCTCCTAGGAGTCACCAAGGAAGCGGTTTATGGCGCGATCAAAAAAGGAAGGTTGAGGGTCTACCCGGACCAAAAAGGTGTGCCGATGGTTGATGCTCACACCTTGGTTGAGGAGTGGAACAAGAAAACTCAACGTCCTGTTTCGGCAAGCGTCGTAAACAAAGTGACTAATCCTGAGCCGCGAATGAGTCGCACGAAGGAGTACATCCCTGACTACGACGAAAGCAGGGCAAGAACAGAGCATTTAAAGGCTGAACTGCTTGAGATTGACCGGCAGCAAAAAGAAGGCAAGCTGGTGCCAGCTGAGGAAGTTGAGTCCAGATGGGTAGAGATCGTGACGCTGGCTAGAGGCAAAATGCTGGGCATACCAAGCAAAGCCAAGCAACGCATTCCTGATTTAGATGCTGCGGCTATGAAGGCGTTGGAGGATATCGTTCGCGAAACGTTGGAAGATCTGTCTGGGGAGTCAGAAGAATGAGCAACATCGATCTGCTGGAGAAAAAAGCATTCCTGGCATTCAAGCCACCAAAGAAGCTGACGCTTAGTGAGTGGGCTGATGAAAATGCGTTCTTGTCTGCTGAGTCGAGTGCAGAAGGTGGCCGATGGAGGACGTTGCCGTATCAGAGGGGAATGATGGATGCGATCACTGACCCTGCAATTGAGCAGGTGACGGTGATGAAGTCAGCCAGGGTTGGCTACTCAAAGATTTTGAACCATGTGATCGGATATCACATCCACCAGGATCCGGCGCCGATCATGTTGGTGCAGCCGACGATTGAAGACGCGCAGGGTTATTCAAAGGAAGAGATTGCGCCGATGCTGCGTGACACACCAGTGTTGAAGGGCCTGGTGAGTGAGGCCAAAGCCAAGGATGGTGCGAACACAATTCTGCAAAAGCAGTTCCCAGGTGGGACATTGAGTTTGGTCGGCGCTAACTCACCGCGTGGCTTCCGTCGTGTGAGCAGACGGATTGTGCTGTTCGATGAGGTTGATGGTTATCCGCCGTCAGCTGGATCTGAGGGTGACCAAATCAAGTTGGGCATCAGGCGTACTGAGTACTACTGGAACCGCAAAATCGTCTCTGGCTCTACACCGACAGTCAAAGACTTCAGTCGGATCCAGCGGATGTATGAGCAGTCAAATGCCCAAAGATTTTTTGTACCTTGCCCCCACTGTGGTCACATGCAGTATTTGCGGTGGGCGCAGATCAAGTGGTTTGACGATGATGCGTCGACTGCTTGTTACGAGTGCGAGAAGTGTAATGAGCACATTCCGCATGCTAAAAAGCGTTGGATGGTTGAGCGCGGTGAGTGGCGCGAGACTAAGCCAGGCAATGGGAAGCACGTCGGTTTTCACATTTGGGCGGCGTACAGCTATAGCCCTAACGCTGCGTGGTCGAATCTTGTCGAGGAATTTTTAGAGGCAAAGCACGACGCAGAGCAGCTCAAGACGTTTGTAAATACGATTTTGGGCGAAGTTTGGGAAGACGAGTACGCAAGCAAGGTCAGCGGTGATTCTTTGATGCAGCGTGCTGCTGAAGAGAAATACAAGCAGGGCTCGCCACCGGCTGAAGTGTTGTTGCTGACGTGTGGCTGTGACTGCCAGGACGACAGACTGAGCATGAGTGTCTGGGGTGTAGCGCGAGATGAGGAGATGTATTTGGTGGATCGAATTGTTCTTCATGGATCACCGTCCAGGCCGGAGGTCTGGAAGCAATTAGACGAGGTGCTGCAAAATCCTTACGAGACAGAGGATGGGCGGAAGTTAAACATCGAGGTTTGCTGCATTGACTCCGGTGGTCACCACACCCAAGAGGTGTATGGCTATGCGCGAGAGCGTGCGGCGATGGGCGTGATTGCAATCAAGGGTATGAACGTCAAAGGCAAACCGCCGTTGGGCAAGGCAAGCAAGGTTGATATCAACTTCAAGGGTCGTGCGATGAAAAATGGCGCTCAATTGTTCCCTGTGGGTGTTGACGGGGTGAAGTCACTGTTGTTTGGGCGTTTAAAACACAATGATCCAGGCCCTGGATACCTTCACTTCTATCCAACTGTTGGTCCTGACTACTTTGCGGAGCTGACTGCCGAGCGTCAGGTGCTCAGATATCGCAATGGCTTCCCAGAGCGTGTTTGGGTAAAGAAAAGCCAGAGTCCTAATGAGGCATTGGACGAAATGGTCTATGCATACGCCGCATTGCACCGGCTTTATCAGAAATATGACCGGCGAAGCATTTGGGAGCAGTTTGAGCGCCGTAATGAGCCTAATAAGGCGTCTCAGCTAGGATCAAAGCAACAAAAACGGCCTAAACGCCGTAATTTCGTACAAAGCTGGTAGTCCCGTGAACATCCCAAGCGAGATTCGAGCTGGTGACACCGTTAAGTGGAGAGACAAAGCCACGGCGGATGTTTTTGAAAATGTCATCGACAGCTCCACCTGGACGCTCAAATACTTTTTGAGGACCAACGGTGACGGGGAAGGTCACACGTCCACTGGGACTGTTTATGAGGACGGATGGGAATTCAACATTTCAGCCACTGATAGCGCTCTTTTTGATGCTGGCGATTGGTTCTGGCAGGCAATTGCGAGTAAAGGCAGTGAAAAAATCACTATTGGCTACGGCAACCTGAAGGTTGAGGCGGCTCTTGAGTATGCCGGGCTGCCTGGTGCCTTCGATGGCCGATCACAAGCCAAGAAGGATCTTGAAGCTGTGCAGACCGCAATCAGAACATTGATTGCTGGTGGTGCTGTTCAGGAATACAAGATTGGCAATCGCAACCTCAAGCGTTACGACTTGCCTGACTTGATTCAGCTGGAAGGGCGGTTGAAGGCAGAAGTGAAGCGTGAAGACCAAGCTGAGTTGATTGCCAACGGTCTTGGCAATCCGCGCAACATGTTTGTGAGGTTCAACTGATCATGGGTATTCGTTCGAGCGTCATGAACTTCTTGGGCTTTGGCAAGCCAGCTGCCAGGGTCTTCCGCCGTGCTTACAGCGGCGCGATGGTCTCTCGATTGACATCTGATTGGATGTCAACGCAGGCCAGCGCTGATGCTGAGATCAGAGGCAATCTGCGCAGGTTGCGGGATCGTTCCCGTGAGATGGTGCGGAACAATCCGTATGCGCGGCAAGCCAAGCGGACAACCCAGATCAATGTGATCGGCACCGGCATCAAGCTGCAATCGCAAGTGCTGCAGTTGCGTGGCAGCAAGCGGGACAACCGGATCAACAACGAGATTGAGGCCAAATGGTCCTATTGGACGCGGCCTAACGCTTGCGACTGCTCTGGTCGGTACAGCTTCCACGATTTTGAGTGGCTGGCTGCTGGCGCGATGTGCGAGTCGGGTGAAGCGTTGTTCCGCATTGTGCGGCGTCAGTTTGGTGAGTCGAAGGTGCCTTTGGCACTGCAGATGATCGAAAGCGATCTGTTGGATGAGTCATACAACGGTGCAACAGGCAAGAAGGGCAACGAGTGGCGCAATGGCGTTGAAGTTGACGAGTGGGGCCGCCCTGTGCGGTACGCGATCCTGACTCGTCACCCCGGCGATACATTTTTCCAGGGCAATCCTGTCCCTGACAGGAAGCATGTTTTCTTGCCTGCAGATGATGTAATTCATCTGTTCATGCCTGAAAGGCCAGGTCAGAACAGGGGTGTGCCTTGGTTCCACAGCGTGATGGCAGATGCGCATCAGCTGCAGGGTTATGAGGAAGCAGCCGTTATTCGTGCTCGTGCTGGGGCGAGCATCATGGGCTTTATTACCAACAACGAAGGCGAATTAATGGCCGACGATGTTGAAAATGGAGAAAGAATTACAGAGTTTCAACCTGGCACGTTTCGCTATTTGAGCCCCGGCGAAAACATTACCGTTCCAGATATTGATTCTCCGGATCAACAGTTCGAGATGTTTGTCAAAAACAAAGTTCGGCGCTTTGCGTCAGGCTTTGGTTGCTCGTATGAGACGTTGTCTCGCGACTTCAGCGACACCAACTACAGCAGCTCAAGGCTGTCATTGCTGGAGGATCGTGAGCACTGGCGTGTTGTTCAGAAGTATCTGATCGACAACCTGCACATGCGTGTGTTCCGCGAGTGGTTGAACCTTGCAGTGCTTAGTGGTTACTGCAACTTCCCTGATTACGAGCTGCGGCCTGAGCGTTATCTTTCTCCCCGTTGGATGCCGCGTGGCTGGAGCTGGGTTGACCCGCTCAAGGAGGTGAAGGCTTACCGCGAGGCTGAGCAGGCTGGCTACATGACGAAGCAGCAAGTCATTGCCTATTCAGGCGGTGATTTTGATGACAACGTGGCCGAGCTTGCTCGTGAGCAGCAAATCGCAGCTGACGCCGGAGTCAAGCTAGACAAGGATCTTGATTTAACTGACGAGACTATGCAGCTCTCGTTGCTTGAATCAGAAGAGCCACAGCCCACCCGAAAGCGGACAAATGGCAAACGTAAACGGAGTTGAGATTGACCTTATGCCCAACGAGGGCATGAGGGCCGAGGCTCAGCGTTATCGCGATTGGAAGTCCGATGGTGAGGGTGGCGGCACTGACGTTGCTCGCACCAGAGCGAGTCAGATTTTGTCTGGCAATGAGCTGTCACCGGACACAGTTGTCACCATGTCGGCTTGGTTCGCAAGACACCTTGTGGACAAACAGGGCAAGGGATTTAGCCCTGGTGAAGAGGGCTATCCCAGCAATGGAAGAGTGGCCTGGGCGGCTTGGGGCGGTGATGCGGGCAAGTCTTGGTCAGACGCTCGATCGAAGCGGATTAAGAAAGCACGGGAAGGTAGACAACTTATTAGCAATAATGAGGAAGAACTCTTGACTTCTATGGAGCAGGAACAAGAAAGGGCAGCACCTGATGCCCTGAAGACGGGAGACTTCGTCTCTTGGAATTCATCAGGTGGTCGCGCTGAAGGTCGTATCGATCGCGTCGAGCGTGACGGAACCATCGATGTTCCTGACTCTTCATTCACGATTACTGGCACCGCAGATGACCCTGCGGCGCTGATCACTCTTTATCGCGATAAAGAGGCGACTGATCGGAAAGTCGGGCACAAGTTCAGCACGCTGACAAAAATCGCTCCAATTCGTGCCGAGGAGGCTGAAGAGGATCGAGTTGAGCAGCCTGAAGAGAAGCGTTCTGTTGTCGGAGAGCGCATGCAGCGCACCGAGGCAACGGATATTCGCTCTCTTGATGAGCGGACTTTTGAGTTTCCTTTCAGCTCTGAGTACCCCGTCACGCGGTATTTCGGCAGCGAAGTGCTCAGCCATGACAGCAAGGCACCGAACTTCATGCGCCTAAATGATGGCGCTCCGTTCCTTTTCAATCACAACCCCGACAAAGTTCTGGGCGTGGTGGAGCGGGCCTATCTGGATGAAGACAAAAAGCGTGCTTACGCAAAAATCCGTTTTTCGCGCTCTGATTTTGCCAAACAGTATCTAGATGACGTTAAAGACGGCATCTTGCGCGGTATTTCGTTTGGCTACTCAATCGATGAGGTTGAGCAACGCGAAGAGGGTGTGCTTGCTACTAGCTGGACGCCTCACGAATTGAGCCTTGTTTCGATTCCGGCTGACCCCACAATTGGAATCGGACGTTCACTTCTTTCGGAAGACCCTGCTATGCCTGAATCTTCACAACCTGAAGACACTACTATTACAAACGAAGCTCCTGTTGAAAAACAGGAAACTCGTTCAGCGGTCACGACCGCATCTACACCCGCTCCTGCGATGGAAGAACAAACTCCCAACCTGGAGGTGATCCGGTCGGAGGCCAAGAAGGCTGAAAAAGACCGCGTTGCCGCCATCAACGCCCTCGGTGCTCAGCACCGCATGGCAGATCTGGCACAAGAACTTGTCGATGGAGATAGCTCCATTGATGAGGCTCGTGCTGCATTCCTCGAAAAACTCGGAACCCGTCAAGTGGAACAACCCATCCGTTCTGCCGATGTCACTTCCAACGATGTCGGCCTTTCTCAGAAAGAAGTCAAGCGCTTCAGCTTTGTTCGCGCTCTGAACTATCTGGCCAATCCTGGCGATCAATCTGCTCGTCGTGAAGCCGAGTTTGAGATTGAAGTCGGCCAAGCTGCTTCCAAGCAGTACGAGCGTTCCTCCAACGGCATCGTGGTGCCCAACGAGGTGCTGCGTCGTGACTTGAACGTTGGTACTGCCACCGCTGGCGGCAACCTCGTTGACGATGTCCTGCTGTCTGGCAGCTTCATCGACCTGCTCCGCAACCGTCTTGCACTGGCTGACGCTGGCATGACGACCCTGACGGGCATCAACGGCAACATCTCAATCCCCAAGCAGGGTTCCAGCGCAACTGCTTACTGGGTTGGTGAGGGTTCTTCTCCCACCGAGTCCCAGCAGACCATCGAGCAGGTCAACCTCAGCCCCAAAACCTGTGGTGCTTTTGTTGACTACTCCCGCAAGCTGCTGCTGCAGTCCAGCATCGACGTTGAGCAAATGGTCCGTGACGACCTGGCTCGCGTGCTGGCTCTTGAGCTGGATCGTGTTGGCCTGAACGGCTCTGGTTCTTCCAACCAGCCTCTGGG